TAGCACATTAGGTGCCAGCTGGGAACAACAATTCGCACCTAAAGGTTATCCTTACTTTCTAAGCACTACAAGAACACGCTCCGGTGGCTATCATCAAAGCGTAGGCAGTGATGCCGTACTGTTTGAATTAGACGGCAATTTTTATAACCAACGCTATCCCGGACGGGCAGTTGACTACTGGAACAATAGAAATCCCTCACAAGCACATCACAGAAGTCACGAAGCTGAAGATCGTATATTCAGTAGAGATCCTGCCGTGCCCGCTGCTATTACTCGAATGGATGTTTATGTCAGCCCGGAAGCTGAACCCGATACTCTAGCTCGTGTTAGAAAAATAGCGTTATTAGCAAAACAGCGTGGTATACCTGTCAGATTATTCACCGACGCCGATGCTTGGCGTCTAGGCGATGAACGCAAACAAGCCGATGTCAGCATATTACGCGGACAAGAACCCTCTAGACGAAACTATCCCAGTCGTAGGTATCTCAAACGCTGGATTGAACTGATCAGTGCCAATAAAAAATCACAATTAAGCAAAGAAGCAGATAGCATTCGTTATAACTTAATGTATACATACGACAAAGCCAGTGCTGCTAAAAGCCTAGACAATGACCTAAGTAACGCTCGTAAACCCGACAGCAGTGATCGCCCAGATGTAGTTAAGATAATTAAGTATATGCAGGCCAATCAATTACCCACAGTCGGAGCTTTAGTTGATCATCTTGCTGAGAAATGGAAAGCTATAAGTGCGAGTAAATGACTTATTTGAGGACGATCGCGAACACAGTCAGGCCCTACAACAGACTGGATTCTGGGGTCGTCGTGGTGCTGGTTGTCTAATACTAGCTCGCGATACACATCGCATCTGTATAGCACATCGTAGTCAAAAGGTTGAACAACCCGGTACTTGGGGTACTTGGGGAGGTGCTATAGATGCCGACGAAGATCCTGCACAGGCTGCACAGCGTGAAGTCTCAGAAGAAGCTGGTTACTCAGGTCCAATGCAGATGGTGCCGTTGTATGTTTTTAAACATCGATCTGGATTTACTTATTATAACTTTCTAGCCATAGTTGATCAAGAATTTAAACCCCGACTAGATTGGGAAACACAAGGATATAGTTGGGTCAAGTTCGGTCAGTGGCCTCGTCTATTACACCCCGGATTACAGGCATTATTGTCTGATGCAGCAAGTTTAGATCGTATTCGTCGTGCATTAGATCCTCATCCGCAGCGTGGTCAACATTATCCTAGTATAGAAACTATTGGATATGACCGTACTCAAACTGAAAGTTTAGTAACAGAGAAGGAACCAGATGAGATTGCAGTCAGTCCGTCTAGCATTCATTCAAAGCTCGGCATACCGGGTCGTATTAGTCAAAAAAGACAAGATAAAGAAGATATAGGATTATTAAGATATTACACAGGATCAGGTTCTAAAAACTTAAATAATCTACTACATACTCATTATAGAAACAACAAATTTAAAGATACGTTTTTCAAAGATATCGGACAACTTGATAATTACCTAACACAGTTTAAATTAGAAGAAAATCTCAAAGTTTACACCGGAATACCAGAGTCTCCAGCGAGAATTTGGTCTAAATATAACGCGGATCCCACTCAGCCTGTTAGGGTACATCTTCCTGCCTACACAAGCACTACAACTAACTATAATACCGCCTTTATAAATTTCGCTAAAGTAGATAATGTAGGATTAAAAAATCACCCACCGAGAAATATCCAACCCACAACCACAAAAAAAATACAAGGCGTTGTTGTGTACCCGGGATACCAAATATTGCATATAACAGTACCCAAAGGTTATCCTGCATTAAGTTTGAAAAAAGTAACTCAATATAAAGATGAAGAAGAAATACTACTACCTCGTGGCCTAGACGTTGAAATTGATCCAAGACCATATATAAAACCAACACCGGGCCAACCCGGCATTATATGGTTTGCCAAAGTAGTAGGACATAACCCAGTGGTGTTAAAATGAGAGCATATGAATTTACTAATAGACAACCCTTAACCGAAGCTGTAATTGCTACCATGCTTGCTTCATGGGCAGCAGGTCGTGCGTTATCTTGGCTAAAAGGAAAAATTAAAAATACTGCCAGTCAAAATATTGAAAAGAAAATTAAAGAAAATGAAACTTTAGAAGCAATAGATCAATATCTCGCACAAATTTTAGGTAGCCACAAAGGTGCAATAGGTAGTGTGTTAACGTCCTTTGCAATGGCTTTAGTATTCAGTAAAGGACAAGCACTAGAAGCAGCTCTTGCCACTGTAGGTAACATAGCTATGAAATATGTAAACGAGTATACAGGAGTGGCGCCTGCCAAGAGAGCTGTTAATCAAATAGGTAAAGACATAATGTCTGGCGATATAACTTGGGAGAAGTTTTTTCAGCAGTTGAGAACTATGGAGCCAGCTGTTGACAGAATGCTAGACACTTATGATCAACTAACTGATCCTGACTATCAAAATAAAGTGCAACCTGCACCAATCGTACAAGCTCAACCACAGCAAACGACACAACAAGATACCGAAGATCCTCTTCAACCGTACATTGCAGGTAATTATATTAATTAAATACTATATGCGTTTTAAAGAATTTATTAATGAATCGTGGCCAATAGCGTTTGGCGCAGCAGCAGGCGCCCTTGGTGCAGGCACCGCACTAAAGGATCGTAAATTTGTCGCGCCACCGGCTGTGGCTCCGGCTACGCCAGCACCAGTTGCTCCTGCGGCTCCTGCGGCAAACACTGCACAAACTCGTAGTATTAGCCCAAAGCAAGTTCAAGCTAAAGAATTTGATTCTTTAGCTGTGCCGCCCAGGGCCACAGTCTTATTACAAGCAGCACAGCGTTCAGGCATTAAAGGAAAAGAACTAGCACAGTTTATGGCTCAAATGGAGCACGAGTCGTGGGATTTTGAACGTATGCATGAAGTTCCTAGAGGCCGCAACTATTTCAATAGATATGATATAAAACATTCTCCTAGGATAGCTCGTGAACTAGGAAACGTTAAACCGGGCGATGGGTACAAATATCGAGGACGTGGTTTCATTCAGCTAACTGGACGCACTAATTACGAAATGGCCGGTAGATATTTGGGTATTGATTTAGTAAATCAACCAGATCTTGCCTCGCAACCAAAAATAGCAGCACAAATTGCTGTTTACTACTGGATGACTAGAGTTCGTCCTAATGTCTCAGACTATGCAGACACAAAAAATGTAACTCGATATATAAATGCAGGTCTAAAAGGGTTACAGGACCGCGAACAAAACTTTATTAATTATATGCAACAGGGCGATCCAAATTGGCAATACGTGCCAAAAAGATAGTTAAATAACTTATGCCACAGAATTTCATCAAAGGTAATGTTGCTTATCACACAACTCTAGCGCCCGAAGCATGGCGTGGCAATGAACTACGGTCAGAAGTTCGTTATAAATTACTAAATGCCGCTAAGATGTTTGTAAATAGTTTAGAAGTACCTAACTTCAAACTGTTAGATGTTGTTTTAACCGGTAGTATGGCTAACTATAACTACACTCGTTTCAGCGACTTTGACGTACATGTTGTCACACAATACTCAGATTTAGACTGTGAAGACCTAGCCGAAGTATTCTATCGTGCAAAAAAGACTGTATGGAATGATGCACATGACATAATTGTGCGTGGACATGAAGTAGAAATGTATGTGGAAGACGTAGATGAGCCACCTGTTTCTGCCGGTGTGTTTAGTCTTTTGGACAATAGTTGGCTAAAGCTACCCCAAAGACAAGAACCCAGTATCGACGATCGAGCTGTAAATTTGAAAGTAGCAGATTTGACAAAACGCATAGATCGTGTTATACATAGTGCTGATGACCCCGATGACATTAGGCGTATACAAGACAAACTTCGTAAAATGCGTAGATCTGGACTAGACCAAGGTGGTGAATTTAGTGTGGAAAACCTAGCTTATAAAATACTACGTAATTTGGGCTACTTAGATCGTTTAACAAAAGCACTTAATGACCAAATTGACGGCGGATTAAGTTTATAAAATGCCTTGGTATATCCATATATACCATTTTGCTTGGCTTGTTTTAGTTCTTTCAATTTATTATTTTTTTGGCTGGGTTTGGGGCACAGCCTTCTTTACCAGCGTCGTATACGCAAGTATTCTAATAAATACTTAGTACTCTATTACCCACTATGAAATTTACCGATTTTAAACCAAGAATATTGCTCGAAGGCGGAAATGCTATCATCAATAACCAAAGTGCCGATCGCATTGACTCGAATGCTAGAGAGCAGGTGGTTCCATTAATTGATAATAGCTTACGTGCCATTAATGCTGCATTTGCCCAATATTCCGGTAAACCTTTATGGCACGCTGAATTGCTGGCAAGTCGAGCATTTCTAAGTGGCAGTGCATTCCATTTCTTTGATAGAGAAAACATTAAAGATTTAAAGTTTGTAGCAGCCAAACCAACAGTAGGCGATATTGACACACAAGTTGATGCTGAGATGCGCGATGAAATTATCGCTTGGCTACAGAAATTACCCCCTGGTTCTAGACTAGGCGATGCCGTTTATATAGGTGTAAAAGATGACCCTGCGGCGCTAGCCGGAGGGCAATTTATTACATTATGGAGTTTCCCCGGTATACAAATCAAAACTAAGCAAGCCGATGGGACTACAAACGTACGAGGCACTAACGTACAAATTGACTTAGAACTTAAAGAATTTGAAACTAGGCCTGGCACGAAATACCGTCAACCCACTCGTTGGAGTGCTTTTAGTGCTAGCAGTGCGTGGGGTGATCTAGAAGCTGGTGTAAAAGGCGTATTCCACAAATACCTTATCCAAGCGTTAACTTATCTAACTACTCAAACTGTAGTCATTCGTAAACCAGTCTACAACCGACGCACTAAAGAATACGATACCTATAAGTACAGCGAACCAACGCAATCACCTATGTACTCATTTGCAGTTGCCAGTAAAGAAGGCGGCGGCCTTAGGCCGACTTTGTCGCCAGTACTAGATAGTACCGGTCGTCAAGAAGAAGTCGACGGAGTTCCTGTTTACGATTTAGTAGGTAGCACTGGATACACAAGAAACATCGATGACATGTTTGCAAGTATATTTGGTGATCGTATCAAAAAAAGTGAATTTAAAAAAATAAGCAACCAATTTGATTCATTTATCGGTCTCTTAGGTATAATGAAGAAATATCTAACACAGGAAGAACGTACACTAATATCTGATAAATTTAGAGAAAAAATCATCGGACGTGATGATCGTAACCGTAGAGCACAAGAACTGTACAAAGGCGATCCTACTAAAGATCGTAAAGAAAAGTTAACTGCATTTAATTTATTAAATAAAACATTAGGAACTACGCCAATTCCCGGCTTCAATGACATGGTAAATGATTACTATGCCACTTACGATAAAGCATCACGTACTGAAGAAAGTATTACCGAAGCAGCAGATCCAAAATATAAACGAGTGGGTGTCAAGCATATTTACATGCCAGGCAGTACTGTTGAATTACCCGACGCTATGTTTATCGACCTCTGTCGTGAAATAGCCGATAATAATGGATTGTTAGATTCAGCAGAAATACATCTTAAAGTCGATGGCGCTGGCCGATGGTTTGGTAAGGATCAATCAGGTGAACCATTCTTTTTGCCTAAAAAATTAATCAAGCCACTTACTATAAATGACGTTGGAACTTTTGAAAAATACGCTCGGGAAAATAATGTTAGCCCGGAACAAATAGAATACTTCAAGGCCTACGACGACGCCTTACGCCATATATTAACCAGTGACTGGATCAAACGTTTGCCCAAAGATACTATCGTGCAAGCGGAAATGCTAGCTACTGGTATGGGACAAAGAACGGACGGTGGCATAAAATTCAAGAGTATTGTTTATGATCCTAAAAAGCTAGGATCAAAAATGACTCTAGTTCCATTTAAATATAATGTTTATAGTACTGGCGAACCACATCCAAAAAGTCGAGAAATTCAAGAGCTTTTATTAAAGAGTTCAGATAAAGATACTAAGTTCGTTAATAGTGCATTATCAAGCCAAGGCATCGACGTAAGTAAAATTATTGATCCTGTTGTTAACATGGATCCAAAACTCGTAGCTGCTCTAAAATCGCGATCAAAAGATACACCAGAGAAACAACAAGCTAAAGATATACTTACTAAAGCAAGGCAGCAACTTAGTCAAACTATTTACAGCAGTAACAAAGTTAAAGGCCGTGATCAGCTAGGCAAAAGTATCGAAGGGTATATTATCAAAATGCCTAGTGGCATTACAGTAAAAGTCACTAGTCCCGAAATGCAAAAGGCCGTGGCAGCAACGCAGGCCGATCGCAAATCCAAAGCCGCAACTGCTAGCCCAGTCTCAAATAGAACCCGTACTGCTGTAGTTACGATAGGTAGTTTTGCCGGGCATCGTGGTCACCAGCGTTTGATTGATCTAGTGTTAAACACTGCTCGGCAACTAGGCGGAGATCCGTTCATATACGTGAGTCCAAAGGTCGGTCCAGATGATCCTATCCCTCCAAATGTTAAACTAGAAACATTACGCAGACTTTACCCAGACATTGCCAATCATATTCAAACTTGGGATCCTGCAGGTACACCTGTTAAAAAAATTGAAAAAGAAATTGTATTGCCGGCTAATAGTCCATATAAGCATGTTATATTAATTGTTGGTAATGATAGATATGAGACTTTTAAGAGATGGATGGGAGTTTTAGCACAGCGTATGCAGGATCCACGCTATCCCGGAAGTCATAACTCTGTGACATTTGACACACAAATGATTAATCGCAGCGAAGAGGGTGGTGGCGATGGATGGAGTTTTACTAAACTACGCAATGCTTTAAAGAATCCCGATTACTCAGATGAACAAAAATTAGCTGTTTGGATGCGTGGTTTTGATGGGGTAAAGTTAGGTGAAGAATACATTAAACAGTTAATGCAAATCACAGCTCAAGGTATGGGCTTACAACCACAAATTCAGAAAGAAGATGATCTAGAAGAAAGATTTAACTTACCCGGGCATTTAGGAACACGGCGTGATAGATTTAAGAGTCTACGCAAGGAAGCTGCTACTGGAGCTAAATTCACAGGATACTTTAAAGGCCAAGATCGACCACCAGTAGGTCGTCGATTAGTTGGCGGTGAGAGCATTGAGTCTGGCGATCGTGTACGTACTAAGACTTTAATCAGTAATGGTATTGTTGAAAGTATTGAATATTATAGACCATTTGGTGAAATGGCGGTGTATTATAAAGATGCTAACAACTGTTTAATGCGTACCCCGATTAGCAATGTTATAAAAATACCGTATGGAGAATAAAATGTTTGATTTCATAGATGAAAAAGGACGTTATCACCAATTTCAAAAATTATGTCATTGCGTTCATGCTCCACATTGTGGAGAACCTTGTAGTGTTGAAGGTTGTAATTGCAAAGATTGCCAATGCATCGACTGCGATCACCCCAACCTAGTTAAAAGCTCGGGCTAAAATAAATATAAAATAATCTTGAGGCCGGCATGAAAAGTACAGATTTTATTAAAGAAGCACCAGTACAATATAGCACTACGTTTAGGGGGGCTCCTGAAAGCCACCCTATGTACAATACCTATTACCAGCAAGAACTTGCCAAAAGAAAGAATCTGCCTAGTGGCGAAGAAACAGCTAAAATAATGGCAGCGAACAGGGTTAAGGCAGATATGGCCAAAGCTGGGGAAACCGCATTTCCTGTTGCTCTAGGGCAACAACAATCTTTATCTCAGTTTCAGCAGGCCGCAATGGACCAAGCGACGCAGGCAACGAACACACCCGCTGCTAAACCACCAATGACTGGCAGTAAGACTGATCCGAGAAATCTAACACCCCATGCCGGTCCAACTATTCCACAACCTGCACCGGTGGCCCAAACCACACTAGTGAAACCTTCCGCCAATATTCAATCTACCAGCATTGTATCTGATGAAACAGATGACATGCGTGGCGGGCAAAGTCAAAACACATCATTACCCGCAGGAGGCATGACCTCTACAGGTAACCGTACAGCAGCACAACCTTCTGCAACTAACCCAGCAACAGTCGGAGCCGATCCTATGCGACCTGTTGCACAACCACAAACAACAACGACTACTCCACAATATGCCGGAAGCAAAGGTGCTCAGGCAATAATGGCTTTAAATCCCGATAAAATAAAAGACGTAAACAAAATACGAGTAGGTGATCAAATAAAATTACCAGACGGATCTACCTATACCATAGCTAAAGGTGATACGTTAGATGCTATCGCGTCTGGACGTGGTAAAGGACAAGCTGCCCAAAGTAGTACGCCCGCAAGCAACCTCAACGATCCTAGACAAGGTCGTGGCATGAGAACTAGCTCAACTACTCCACAAGCTACCCTTGCTGGTGTTCCTAAGCAACAAGTCAAACCTATGCCAACGACGCCTTCAACGCCAACTACTCCTAATTCTCCTACAGCAAGATCACCAGGTATGAAATTACCTCGACCCGGTGGGCCTATGCCAAGAGATATACCACGCGAACCCGGTCCATTGAGTCCTCAAATGCCACCTTCGGCTAGTGCTGTGCAACCCAGAGCATCTATGCAACAAGCATTAGATGCCCAAACAGGTAAAGGAGTACAATGGGCACCAAATCCTGTACCGCCTGGTGCTACAGCGACACCTATTAATTTACCACCAGGTACGCAAGTAAGTCAAGGAATAGTTGCACCCGACTCCCCTATGGCAACCGGACAATTACCAAGCTCAGTCTCGCAAGCTGCACAAAACCTTATCAAACCAAGGCCGGCTGTAGTAAAACAAAGTCTAGATAAATCCACTACCAACCTTATTATAGAAAGTCTTACCCCGGTAGAACAAATACAATTTTTTAAGAGTGTGCTAACAGAGGCTCCAAAATCTGATATACCAGCGTATGTTAGACAAGGCCCAGCTTTTGATCCAAACCCTGACTGGAAAGTGTCGTTAAATGATTTAGAAGCAGAAAATCCTAGTAAAGCAAGAGCTGCTCAAGGTAACCAAAGATTTTCACCTAATGCCACCGGAGATGCCGGTAGATATAGCCAATCTGGCTCGGCCGCCCAACCAGCGCAGCAGCCTAGGTCATCTGTTTCTGCGGGCCGTGTTGAACCAAAAATTCCACAACAATCCTTATCTCCCGATCAATTAAAACAAGTGGCACAACGATCAGCTGCCGAGCCCGAAACTGGTCGAGCGTTTAAACAAAAAGGAAGCATGTTTAACCAGGCAGAAGCAACCAAACTTAAAAATTTAATTAGTAGCGGTAATGTTGCAGACGATGCTATTAGGGCAGGAATGCGCTCTGGTGCAGAAAGAGGTTTTGGAGCCATCAGCAGAGGCATACAATCCGCAGCAAGTGCCGGGCCTATTCGTCAGGCTTCGCGTGGTATTCTAGGCACTACTGCACGGTTTCTTGGTGGCGGTCTGGTAGGTTGGGCAGCTATTGAAGCTGTAGCGGCTCTTGCTGATTATGTTTATGACCTGTATAAAAATAGTAAAATTTTATATAATTCGCAGCCTAATAGCCCTACTAAAGAACAGGATGTTGCTGAAAATGAAAATGATTACCGAGCGATTGCGCCTTATCTAGCACCAGATAAGTTTCAAACATTAAGTAAAGAAGAGCAAGACCTTGTTATACGTGCAGCAGAAGCCTACGCCAAAAAAACTGGCAAAAAAATAGATTATCCACCAACTCCATTACCAACTAGATAATGCTGTTTAAAAACCAAGTTAGAATACCAACTAATTTAGTTTGTGATCGGATTTGTCTTGACTTACATAAAACTGACTTTCTGTACTACGACAAGGATGGGTTTGAATTAAATTCAGCGGAGCAAAAATATTACAGTCTTATGCGCTATGGATTAAAAGACTGTCTTAACCATAGAGCTTATGTGGAAACGTGGTACACTAGTCAAAATCCTAAATTAATTATAGATCATAGTTTAATACTCTATCGATGTAGTTACCAAGGAGATGCACGTAGACAGCTAGATACTTTGAAAACGTGTGTACCGCAGGCCAGTCTATTACTACGCAGCGAAGCAAAATGGGGTTTTGATTTCGCTTTAGATAGCATAGACTCAAATGGCAATGTATTTGAAGTAATACACATAGAGTATGATAATAAAAATCTTGATGCTTTTACAACAGAATTAAATACTGTACAAGAACGCATTGATCAAATTGATTGGTTAGATGCTGCCAATACAATACTTAAAGAGCGTGACAAATGGCAGAGCTTACAAGGCTTTGCTCAGAATGATTGGAAGGCGAGACGATTACTAGGTTGGCGTCGCGCTGAATCTACAGAAAAGACAATCTAGTTTACGGGCGGCTGCTGCCCGGTGGACCTGACCTCCACACCCACCCCGGGTCCGCTAAAGTGAGCACATCCAGTCTTGCAAATTCACAGCAACTAGTCTAATATAAGACTTTTACAAGGAGCATGTATGAGCGACCGCATGTTTAGTGCTGAGCAAAAACTCAAACTAACACAAATCATCAACGAAGGTATACAGGTCATGACTGAAATCGAGGATCTTAATGCTGGACTTAATGACACAGTCAAAGCAGTGGCCGAAGAATTGGAAATTAAACCAGCTATTCTTAAAAAGGCTATTCGAATCGCAGCCAAAAGCAAGTTAGGTGAAACCAATCGAGACAACCAAGATCTAAATACTATTTTGGAGACTGTAGGCCGCACACTGTGAATGACAATTTTCGATATATTTTTCAATGGATTCTCGATGATTATAGATCTAACAAATTTAGATTTATCATCGAAACCTTATCCTGGGCTATAAGCATAGGATGCTCATTGACCATGGCTGTAACTGTGCCCAGCCCACCCTTGATTATATTATATCCACTTTGGATCTGTGGGTGTGCTATGTATGCCTGGGCTAGTTACACTAGAAGGTCATTTGGTCTATTGGCGAATTATCTATTATTAACTACAATAGATAGCATAGGTTTGATAAGGATGATATCACAATTATGAGTTATGTCGATGCTTTATACAGTAGAGACGAAAACCGCATATATGTAGTTGAGCGTGTTGACGGTGAGCGTGTCTATCGCGATTATCCAGCTAACTATGTCTTTTACTACGACGATCCAAAAGGAAAGTTTCGCACTATTTACGGCACACCTGTGAGTAGATTTAGTACTCGCAACTACAAGGAGTACAACAAAGAACTCAAAATGCACTCAGGGCGTCAGTTATGGGAAAGTGACTTTAAGCCAGTGTTTCGCTGTTTAGAGGAGAACTACCTAGGACGAGATGCTCCAAAGTTGCAAACAGCATTTTTCGACATTGAGGTAGACTTTGATCCTGTTCGAGGATTTAGTAAACCCGAAGATCCGTTTAACCCAATCACTGCCATCTCCATATATCTAGATTGGTTAGATCGACTAATCACGCTAGTGATTCCACCTAAGACTATGTCCTGGGAGTCAGCTGAAGAACTCACAGCCAAATTTGACAACTGCTTTTTGTTTGATCGCGAAGAAGACTTATTGCAAACTTTCTTTGACATCATCGAAGATGCTGACATATTGTCGGGATGGAACTCAGAGGGCTTTGATATCCCTTACATGGTCATGCGTACTAGGCAAGTATTAAGTAAAGATGATACTCGCAGGTTTTGTCTTTGGGACCAGTTTCCCAAACAACGAACCTTTGAACGATTCGGTGCCGAGCACATTACCTTTGACCTAATAGGTCGTGTGCATATGGACTATATGCAACTTTATAGGAAATACACCTACGAAGAACGCCACAGCTATAGTTTAGATGCCATTGGAGAACATGAACTCGACGAACGAAAAATTCAATACGAAGGTACCCTAGATCAGCTGTACAACAAAGATTTTAGTACGTTTGTTGACTACAACCGTCAAGATACTGTGTTGTTGGCCAAACTAGACAAGAAGTTACGATTTTTAGATTTAGCAAACGAGCTTGCACACGATAACACTGTATTGTTACCCACAACAATGGGTGCAGTGGCAGTTACCGAGCAGGCAATTATCAACGAGGCCCATAGACTAGGGCTTATAGTTCAAAATAGGAAATCTACAGATGGTGACACACAAGCGGCAGGTGCCTACGTTGCTTATCCCAAAAGAGGAACGCACGAATACATTGGCGCGATTGACATCAATTCGCTGTACCCGTCCGCGATCCGCGCTCTTAACATGGCGCCAGAAACAATCGTCGGACAACTTAGACCTACATATACAGACCGATACATTGCTGATCGAATAGCCGAAGGTCTTAGTTTTGCTGATGCCTGGGAAGGTTTGTTTGGCAGCTTAGAGTACACCGCAGTAATGGATCAAGAGCCCGGACGTGAAATTACCGTAGACTGGGAAACTGGCGGTTCAGACACTCTGATGGCCAATCAAGTTTATAAACTTATCTTTGAAGGTCGCGAACCTTGGATATTGAGTGCAAATGGAACTATCTTTAAATACGATACTCGAGGCATTGTACCAGGCCTGCTTGAGCGTTGGTATTTGGAACGTCAAAGGAAACAATTCAGGAAAAAAAAATTTAATGAATTACTAAACGGAATTTCAGTACCTAATAGATTAATATAATACCTTAATTTTGTTTACTAGGTATAAATAAACAAAAAGAGGATATATGGTTAAATGTATGATTTGTGGCAAAGATTATCAAAATTTAAGCAGTCACATTAATTTCAAGCATAGCATGTCAAAAAATGAATACCTAAAAAAATGGCCTAAGGCAGAACTTGTATCTAAAGAATTATCTACTAGATTTTCCAATAGATCAAAAAAAATGCATGAGATTCTAAAAGAAAAAAACTATAATGAATACATGGCTATCAGGAATAAAACTTGCCTAATTATGCGACAAAATAAAGGAGACAATTTTGTACATTCAGAAGAAACAAAAAAACAAATGTCGCAATCACATCTCGGTAAGTCAAATGGTGGGCATTCTGATGAAACGAAGAAAAAATTAAGTGTTCAAAAAACAGGAAGACCAGTTAATTTATCTGAGGTTTCTAAGACCTTGAAAACACAAAGGCAAAAAGAAAAATGGCAGCAAAGAAAAGAGGATACCGAAGTATTCCGGACATATATAGAAAAATTATCCAAAACAAGAACAGAATATGTTAGAAAACACGGTATATCTTTGCCGAAAAAAGGAAAAAAGACAAATATCGAAAAACGATTTATAAGTTTTTTGCATACTAACTCAATTTTATATGAATATCAGTATTTTTTGAACGGAAAATATTTTGATTTTTATATACCATTGATGAATTTGTTAGTAGAAGTTGATGGTGAATACTGGCACAGGTTCCCGCAAGCTATTAAAAATGATTTAGAGAAACACGTCATTGCTAAAGAAGCAGGATTTAAATTATTGCGACTAACTCATATAAATTGGACTCCTGAGTTGTTATTTGAGAGCAATTATTATAATATACAACTTCATAATTATGAAATATTAAATGCAAGGACAAAAGAATGTCAGAATTACGAGATCTCGATTTCGAACGTTTAAGTGAGATATTGTCAAGTGGATCAAAAGAAGAATTATATAATTTTTGTATTAAATTTAATTTAAAAATTGAAGATGGAAAAATATATCCTACGCAAAGAGATGAATGTTTGGATGCCATCAAATATTGGGATAAAAAACAACTTGTAACCAAAATCAATTTAAATTCACTTTACGGTGCAATTTTAAATCCCGGGTGCAGGTTTCAGGACAAGCGTATTGGTCAAAGTACAACCTTAACTGGTCGCGTGATTGCTCGTCATATGGATGCTCATGTCAATGAGTGTATAACAGGTCGATACGATCATGTGGGCGATGCTATTATTTACGGTGACACCGATTCGGTGTATTTCTCAGCATACCCTACACTACGTGAAGAAATTGACAGTGGCCGTATGGCCTGGAACAAAGACATTTGTGTTGAGTTGTATGATACTATTGCTGCTAGCGTAAATGATAGTTTTCCGGGCTTTATGGATCGTGCCTTTAATTGCCCGAGAGACATGGGCAGTATCATTAAAGGCGGACGAGAACTTGTTGCCAGCAAAGCCTTATTCATTAAGAAGAAACGCTATGCTGTACTAATCTATGATTTAGAAGGCTCTAGATTAGACGTTGACGGAAGGCCGGGGAAAGTCAAAGCCATGGGTCTTGATCTAAAGAGATCAGATACTCCTAAAGTTGTACAAGACTTTTTAAGCGAATTATTACTCAAGGTCTTGACTGGTTCAGGTCCAGATTATGTTTATGATCGTGTGCGCGAGTTTAAACAAGAGTTTCAAAAGCGGCCACCATGGGAAAAAGGTACACCTAAACGTGTAAACAATCTCACACACTATGGTGCAATGGAAGCTAAAAAGGGACGAGCCAATATGCCCGGACATGTTCGTGCAGCACTAAATTGGAACACTCTGCGACGTATGCACTCAGATAACTACAGCATGGCCATTGTTGATGGTATGAAAACTATTGTGTGTAAACTGCGCCCAAATCCATTAGGGTATACATCAGTGGGCTATCCCACAGATGAGACTCATATTCCCGATTGGTTTAAACAACTACCTTTCGATGATGGCCTAATGGAAGATACCATTGTAGATCAAAAGGTAGAAAACCTACTTGGTGTGTTAGGCTGGAACATCGGCGAGCATACTAATATTAAAAACACATTCGACCAACTTTTTGTATTTGAGTAGACTGCCTGTTGTACGGTCTAAATAAATCTTATATACTACGTCAACTAGAAAGGACAAACATGAAAGATGCACTACACGACATAGTCCAGCACATCAATGGACTAGGAATCGAACTCATTAAAGTAACCGGAGATAAAAAAGAAACCGTGATTAACGGTGTAGCCGAAGATCGGTCGGTTATTCTTGATGCAAAGTTTCATACACTGATCCCTGAGTTCCAGGGCGTGTTTGGAATGCCAAACTTAAACAAATTAAATGTTATCTTAAACATTCCCGAGTACAAGGAAGATGCACAACTTAGTATTGCCTACCAAGCCGACGGTGAAGGCAATCAAGTTCCCTGTGGTATTGACTTTGAGAACAAAGCTGGAGATTTTAGAAACAACTATCGGTTTATGGTAGCTAACGTAATTAACGAAAAGCTCAAATCAGTGAAATTCCGTGGGGTGGCCTGGGACGTAGAACTAGAACCCAGTGTGGCAGCTATTCAGCGTATGCGATTCCAAAGCCAAGCCAATAGCGAAGAATCCACTTTTATTGCACGTACTGTAAAAGGTAACCTAGAATTTCACTTTGGTGTTGCTAGTACTCACGCAGGTAATTTCGTGTTTCACCCCGGTGTCTCAGGAAAATTAGCAGCAGATCGTTATTGGCCTGTGGCTCATTTTAATACTATCTTATCCCTGCCAGGTGATAAGATGGTTAAGTTTGCTGACCAGGGTGCTGCACAGATTACAGTGGATTCTGGTATGGCCCTGTATAGTTACACTATCCCCGCACTACAGAAATGATTAAAAACCTTCTTGCTGGTGGACACATCATAGTAAATGGTGGCTATCATAATTACCCATACATCGGTCCAGCCAGTGGTTCTGGTATGCTACGCTGGAACATCAACACCAACGATCTCGAAGTCAATGATGGTGCAGTTTGGCGTCCACTCGCTGCAATTGATACCACTATTGGCCTAAGTCCCGAGGCCGAATCGGCCATCGAATGGGCTATCCAGCGACAGCGGGAAGAAGCCAAGTTAGAGACTAGGATGCAGCGTCATCCCGGCCTGCGAGATAGTTACGAAAAATTTAAAATAATGGAAGCACTAACTAGAGAAGAAGATGCAGGACAAATTAACCAGTAAACAGAAAGATTATGCTGTGTTTTTGCCGGCTATCTCGGGGTTTTACGCTACCTTTATTGGTCGCCAACGTAATGACCAGTATGTAGATCCCGCTCGCTTTCCACAGGGCATGACTGACATGGAACAACTTAATTGGCTTAACAGTCAAAAAAGTTTCTTCCCATATCGGTGGAGTTTGTACTCGGGCGGACACGCTAACCTAGACCTAACTCGGCAGGATTGGTCGGAAGATATGGTGCGTCGTCGAGAGCCCGGTTCATTTATCTTAGGTGACTCGGGCGGATTCCAGATCGCTAAAGGTGTATGGGAAGGTGATTGGCGTGCCGGTTCAGGTTGCCCTCGAGCACAGGAAAAGCGTGAAGCTGTGCTGAAATGGTTAGATGGTATTGCCGATTACGGCATGATCATGGACATTCCTACGTGGACTCCTATGGTACCGGGTGCTACTCGAAAAACTGGCATACGCAATTATCAAGACGCTGTTGATGCAACTAGATTTAACAATGATTACTTTATGCAGCATCGTCGTGGAGTTGGTGAAGGTGGTACGAAATTCTTAAATGTATTACAAGGTGCCACACACGAGGACGCAGATTCATGGTATGAGATCATGAAGGAATATTGCGACCCTAAAATATATCCGGGTAGACACTTTAATGGTTGGGCCATGGGTGGACAGAATATGTGTGACGTACACCTTGTGCTCAAGAGGATAGTGGCTCTTAAGTTTGATAACCTGCTGCAACAAGGTGTTCACGATTGGATGCACTTTCTAGGCACTAGTAAGTTAGAATGGGCAGTATTGCTCACAGTCATTCAGCGAGCAGTGCGTAGATACGTCAATCCCGACTTTACAATTAGTTTTGACTGCGCTAGTCCATTCTTAGCCACTGCTAATGGGCAAGTCTACTATGAAAATGTATTTCCCGAAAACGGCAAATGGTCATATAAAATGGCCCCTAGTGCAGATGATAAACGTTACGCAACTGACAGTCGCCCTTGGAGCCAAGCGGTTATCGCAGATAAGATTCATACCA